ATAATCGCCTTTTGCGTTTAATTTCTTAATATTTTCTAAATTACTTGCAGTAACAGAATTTATTTGGCCTAAAATATCGGCTCGTTGCTTATTGTCTTTAGGCATTTCACTACCTAAAGCTGTGGCTTTTTCTAATCCTTTACTAACTTCTTTTACGATTCCATCAGTAGATTCTTTTGATGGACTTAAACCTAAATCTTTAGTTACACCACCAATAAAATCCGTGGCCTTTTGCATTTCTTTCTCAACTTTTTCGGCCGTTCTTTGTGCTTTGAATTCACCAGCAGTGTTCTGTTTAGCTTCACTTGATGAATCTTTTTTGAATGGATAATATGGACCAATAGAAAATTGATATGGTTTTCCTTCAAAGAATGTGTGTTTGTTAATACCAATATTATTAGCAATCCAATCTTTCATTGAATAATAAGTTTCTTTGATACTATCAATAATTGGACCAATCACATCTCCAATTTTACCTATAAGTTCATTTAATTGTTTTTCACCAAATAAACCAAAGGTGATAAAATCAAGCATAGCACCAAGACCAGCTATGATTGCTTCTCCTAAATCACCAGTTTCTTGCCATTTTTTAAAACCGGCTGTTATACCTTCAAATAATGAATAAAGCAAAGCGCCAATAGCAAAAGCTTTACCTAATAATTTTAAAAGTGCCATTGGGTTAAAAAGAGAACCAAGAGAACCTAATAGGCCATCTTTTAAAGAACCTATTATTCCTCCAAGAAATCCTTCACCTTCGCCATCTTCTTTACCCACACCTTTTTTCATTACAGTAGCTTTACCAGCTTCTTTAGATTTTTGTCTTCCAGATTCAAGATTAGCTTCTTCTTGGCCTTGTTCTTTAAAGAAATCTCCCTGTTTGGATAAATCTTGTTGTTCTTCGGTTTTTCGTTCAAGTTTTGCCAATGATGCAATATTTTGGCGAAGAATATTCATGTCTCTTGCTATACCAGGAAGAGCCATAGAACTATTAACAATAGAACCTAAAGCATCAATATTACTTATTCCTGATGGTGAAGTATTATTTGGATCTTCAGCGGCATCTTTTTTTGGAGATATTTTTCCACGAACATATGCAGAAGCAAGAGTATTTTGGCCAAAAGTAGCATCTAAAAGATTATTACCAAATTTTTTGGCAGATTTACCAATACCTTTTTTTATGCCTTTTACTGTTAAATAATTTTCTTTAAATTGGCCAATCTTTTCCGAAACATTACCTTTAATAACTTGACCAATTCCTTCACCTTTTAATAATCTTTCTTGTAAGGTATTATTTTTTTGGTTTTTAGCATTTTTAATAGACGAATTAAGGTCTTCAACTTTTACGCCTAATTCTTTAGCAAGTGCTTCTAGTATTGGTTTTTTATTGGCCATTAACTATTATTTTCTTTGTTGTCGTTGTAAATCTAATCTTTCTTTTTCTTCTTTTAAGTGCTGTATCAATAATGTCACATAGATATTTCTTTCCCAAGGAATCATTTGTTCAAGCTCAGTCAAACTATATTTGTGATATTGCATTAAAGCAAAGTTTGTCTGAAAGTAGTTCCCTAGTGTATCATAACGAAAAATTAAACGAAAAAACTTTGTAAGCCTTTTATTTGGATATCCTCTTCATATAAACATTTTGGACATTTAAAGTGAACATCTTTTTTAATTTCAGGTAAGGTGTCAAAAAATACTTTAATTTTTTCCAAATCTTTTTGTTGTAGGTTATCAATAAATTCATTGAGTTCTTCTCTTGTAGAATCTTTAGCATAATAAATTTGGTCCTTGTCAAAAATATAGTCAACACAATCCACCAATATTTCTGTCATAATATCACTTTCTTTTTTATCTTCATATTTTTGAATCATATCAAAAGATGGATATTTAAGAACAACACCTAAATTTTCAGTTAGCTGGATTTTGTTTGTGTGATTAGGATCTTTTACCGGTTGTATTTCTGTTAGATTAATTTTAAATTCAACAGTACCGGTGCAACCATTACTTTCACCTTTATCATCAATAATAACATTATTACATTTATATTTTAAATCTACAATTTCATCAACGGACCTTGCACGAAGGTTCATAAACAAAAACTCTAGGTCAAATGTGGGAAGAGAATCAACATCTATTTCATCAAGCACACAGTTCTTTAGCACCTGACGGATTACATTTACTGTTTCTTTTGGATCTTCCGATTCTGAAGCCATAAGAAAAAGTTTTTGTTCTTTGACCAAAAATGGTCTGAATCGAATTGTTTTACCCGTAGAAATTAATTTAACTTCATGTATGGGCACATCTAGTTTTGGTAACATAATATCCTCGCTTTAATAATTAAAATGGTAATTTTGTAACTGCATTACCAAATGGTAATAATCTTGAACCTGCGGCTCCAAATATTGCGGATGCTGCAGCTCCAAGGTCATAAGTTCCTTCATATTGCACTTTTAATGATTGATATGCAAATTGAATTTGTAGCCGATGAAATCCATCTTCCCCCCAACTAAGCGCTTGAGGTGCTATTCCAATTGGAAAAGCATCTATAAGTTCAACAGCATAGATTTGCTTAATAAAGTCATCGTATTGTATAATTTTAATATTTGACATATATCTTGTTGTTGCACCTTTAGGGAAGCGAAGATTATTTGTATCTGATGGATGAATAGCTTCCAACCAACGGTCAAATAACTTCCTTTCATAAAAATCATTGGTGCATAAAAATGTTAATGATGTATCTCCATATTGTGATTGATATGGAACTTTAAAAGTAGGGCCATAAATTTTTACATCAGCTGTAGTTAATGTTCTACCAGGTAATTCAGCAGATTCACATTGAAGTGCCAAATATCTTGATAATGCTGGATTTGATGTTTTAGCAAATTCATCCTTTTGACCTTGACGACCAAAAGCAGAATTAACAGCATCGCTTACATCAGCAAAAACTGAATTAGGAAGATTTAATATCTTTTCAATAATTGAATTACCAACCATACTACCAATATATGGCGGTATAGGAAGAATAACTTCAAACCTTGATGGTTTGGCTAGTCCGTCTTTGGCACGAACATTAGATAAAAATAAATTTGGTGAAAATGACATTAAAATTCTTCCTGTGAATCAGCATAGACTTTGGATGTGCTAGCACCAACGAAACTTTCCATTGGTAATAAAGCTGCAATATCCCACTCATCAGCTGATATTTCTAAAAACCTAGATTCAATTTGTGAAAATAGGTACCGTTTGATACATGGTGTTGCTTCAAACACCTTTGAGGCGGCTGCCAAATATTTGTAACTAATTCTTAATTTTGTTTTCTCATCATAGGCAGAATTATTTGCCGTGGCACTTAATTTATCCAACATGGTCATACGATATTTTGGATGAATATAGTGTAGGTTTAATCCTAAAAATCCATCATTATATCTTTCAATTGGAATGACCAATGGAAACCTATCATAGTATTTCATTTTTTCTTTGGTCTTTGGATCATAAAAGTAAAAATACATTTTACCTATGACTGACCTTTCTTTCAATCTATCCCTATCTTTTAGTAGGGCAGCTCGAGTAGGTTTCAAATCTTTAATCTTCATACGAAGCCAGGCACGAGCTTGATTAGTCCTAGGAGTTAATCCTTCTTTTGCAAGTGATTCTTTAATACGATTTAGTAAATATGCCATTCTCTATTTATCTCAAATACCAAGGTCTTTTTCAGTTAGGACCATGAAGTCCCAACCTTCTTTTTGGCAAAATATATCAGCTGCACGCCATTTTTCTTGATTGATGGCATAGGTGGCTGCTTCTTCAAGAAACCTTTTGGTTTGACGCTTTTGTATGGGTTTTTTAGTTTGTCTTTCGGGTTTTACTTCGATGACTATTGTTTTTTCTTTTCCAGTCTTTTGTTTAACATAAACTACAAAATCTGGAAAGTAACGGTGCATCCGTTGGTCAACGGGCGAGCGATATGGAATGACGAGTTCCTCCGAAGCCCACCATAGAACATTGGGGTCTTCATCAAAGTG